CTAATCGTAAGTCACCTAAAAAGGGAGTGAAACGTACTATGCCAACAAACATCGAAACAAGAGAAGCTATCAATGCCTACGTACGAGATAAAGACCAAACTCGCGCAGGCTTCACGTCTGTGGAAGGTGGAGCATTGATTCCAGAAGAATTATTAGCTCCAAAGAAAGAGTTAGTTGATACAGTTGACCTTACACAATATGTTCGTACAGTGCCTGTTAACAGTGGTTCTGGTAAATACCCAATTATTAAAAAATCAGGCGGTAAAATGGTATCTGTTGAAGAATTGAAGCAAAACCCTGAACTAGCTAAACCAACATTTGTAGAAGTTAATTACGATATTGAAACATACCGTGGTTACATTCCGGTATCTCAAGAAGCAATTGACGATGCAAATTACGATGTTGCTGGCCTAATTGCCGAAGATATCCGAGATCAAGACTTAAATACAAAGAATGCTCAGATTGCAGCTATTTTTAAATCAGCTACTCCTAAATCTGTACAAGGTTTAGATGGAATTGTGACGTTATTAAATACTGATTTCAAACAAGTTTATAACGTAAAGTTCTATGTGTCTGCATCACTATTCAACGCGTTAGACCTATTGAAAGACGGCAATGGTCGCTACTTATTACAAGATGATATTACAGTTCAATCAGGTAAACGTATTAAGGGCCGTGAAGTTGTTGTTTTAGACGATGACATGATTGGAGAAGAAAAAGGAGATTTAGTAGGATTCGTAGGTGATGCGAAGGAATTTTGTACCCTATTTAATCGTAAACAAGCTTCTGTAAAATGGACAGACAATGACATTTACGGTCAATTACTGGCTGGGTTTGTTCGTTTTGATGTGGAAAAAGTAGATGATCAAGCTGGCTACTACATCACATACACACCAGAAGTAGCAGGTGCATAATCCTTAAGGAGGTTGAATGACTTATGAAATATCAAGTTATCAAAGATTTTAAAGATTTACAGGATGATAATCATATTTATCGTGTGGGTGATAAGTATCCTAGAAAAGGTCGTGCAAAAAGCGAACGTATTGAGGAATTATCAGGTCACGGTAATAAATGCAAAGTTCCTTTAATTGAAGCGACTGAAGTAATTGAAGTAGCTGAGGAGAATGGATGAACAAACTAAAGCTACCTTACTTGAATTACTGAAACTGGATTTAGGCTTTAAGCATATAGCACGCGATACGTATTTGAATAAACTTCTTCCTAGTGCAGAAAAAGAACTAATTAGGAAGGGGCTTGCTCTGGATATGAATAAGGATGATGATCAAATGTTAGTTGTGGACTATGCAGCATGGTTGTACCGTAACAGACAAGAGTATCAGCCTTTACCTCGAAATATACAAATACGTATTCATAACCGAGCTATTCAGAAAGCAGGTACTCCTAATGTTTGATGAAGTTATCTATCTAATCAAGCAAGGTGAGGAATCTCAGAGTGAAGAAGGGTTTCCTATACCTGCACAAGAGACAAGCAGAGACGTATTTGCCAATGAAAAGAGTATTCGAGGCAATGAGTTTTATATAGCTTCTCAAAGTGGTTATACCTTAGAAGTGATGTTCGAGGTTCACTCTCTTGATTATGAAGGAGAAACCGTTGTTGAATATGAGTCCAAACGTTACAGAATAGTCAGGACTTATGAAAGAAAGCAAGATGAGATTACAGAATTAATCTGTCGCGCTTATGGAAGTGAGTTGATTTCATAATGCCAGTTAAATCCACAGGACTAGCAGAGTTTCAAGCTAAGTTAAAGAAGCTTTCTAGTATTGAAAAAAATGAGGCTATTGCTGAAAAAGCTTTACGAGCTGGAGCTGAAATACTACGTGAAGAAATTGAACGTAGGGCTCCGCGTTCCACATATAAAGGGAAACATTTAGCTGATCACGTTATTGTTTCAAAAATTGTGAACGGCAAAATTAAAGTAGGCTTTCATAAAGATTTTTTCTATGCTCATTTTTTAGAATGGGGAACATCTAAAATGCCAGCTCAGACCTTTGTGGAACCTGCTTTTAATGCTGTTAAAGACAAGGTTACTGTTGCTATGGCCAAAGTGTATCGTCAGGAATTGGCAAAGCTATGAGTATTTATAGTGTGGTGATGTCTACATTAAAACCTTTAGCTATTCCTACGTTTCCCATTACTAAAAGAAGCGATCATGAAACGTATATCACCTTCTTCTTATATGATGACACAGCTGCCTTTATAGCAGATGATAAAGAACAAAAAACGGCTTACTATGTACAAGTGGATGTTTGGACAAAAGACGCACTTGTATTTACGGAGCTTTATGAAAGAACAAGGCAGACATTAATAGAGGCAGGCTTTATTAGACGAGGCGTTTCGCCTGATTTATATGAAGAAGATACGCAAATCTATCATAAAGGTTTGCGTTTTTATTATGTCTTAAAACAATAATTGGAGGTAATGAAAAATGGAAAAAGCTAAAAAAATGCCTATTGGTATGAAAGATTTGTTCTATGCAAAGTTATTAGAAGACGTTAAAGGTGGGCTTACAACTTATGCTGCACCTAAATCTTTAGCTGGGGCCGTAACTGGCAACATAAATCCAAATGGATCTATGACACCTTTCTTCTCAGACGACGGTCCAACCGTAGTCGTTACTTCACAAGGATTAATGGAAGTTGAACTAGGTATTGATGCTTTAGAAAAAGAAGTAGCAGCTGAAATTTTCGGGTGGAGAATTGACGCTAACGGTGTTCTTATTGAAGGTGATTCAGCAAATCAGCCATATATTGCACTAGGATGGCGTTCTGAAACGTCAGATGGTGGTTATAAATATGTTTGGTTATATAAAGGGAAAATCCAGCCACCAAGTGAAGAGTACCAAACAAAAGGTGAATCTGTGGAAATTAAGTCTGGTTCACTAAATGCAAGCTTTATCAAGCGTACTTCTGATGGTGAAAAGAAAGTTAGTGTCCACAGCAATGATTCAGATGTTGAACCAACAGTTCTTGTTGACTGGTTTACAAAAGTATATGAGCCAGATCAAGACATTCCAGCAGCATAATTTTAAGAGGGTGAACTTCGGTTCATCCTTTTTTATTTAACTAAAATGTAGGAGGTTACTCAATATGATGGATTTAGTATTAAGAATAAATGGTGAAGAAAAGACAATGAACAGTCCATTTATTTCAGGTATGACATATAAAAAATATCTTGCTTTGAAAGAAAAGGTTGATTATTTGAAGCAAAGACCAACAATTAAACAATTAGATGCATTAATTCAATTAATTGTGGAGTCTTTTGATAAGCAATTCACTGTGGATGAGTTTTATGCAGGGCTTAATCGTTACTTGTTTGAAGAAAAACTAGCTGAATTTTGTTTGATTGCTGAAGGTATTCCTTTGGATGGTTCGTTTAATCCTGAAGAAATCGAAGAAGCAGAAGAAAGTGAAGCTGATGCCACACCCTCTGACACCGACTCAGCAGCTGGATAACTTCTATAAACATCTTATGAACATCAAAGGTTATAAGCAACATGAGATAGATCAATCCGATATTCATCATTTATTCCGTTTGATTCGCCAAGAAATTAAAGAAAGTAAGCAAGAAGAGGAACCTAAACAAGAGCTATACTACATTGATCAAGTGCCAGGTTGGTAAAGGAGGTGGGAATACATGAATGATCAAGAACTTGCCTCAATGTTTGTAGACATTGACCTACGAGGTACCGGTACTTTTGCACAGAACATTGGAAAAATCAATCGAGCTAACAGGCTCTATGATAGCTCTATCCAAGCCATAACAGCAGGAACAAAAGACTTTGAACAAAGCCTAGAGGATATGAACAAAGTCTCTGTTTTAACTGAAAAGAAGCTCCAAGCTCAAAAGGCGAAAGCTGAAGAATTAAAGAAACAATATGATCAGCTTTCACAGCAAAAAGGAAAAGATGCAAAAGAGACTGCTAAGCTAGCAAAAGAAACAGAGAACTTATTAATCCGTTATAACAAGTCTGTTGCTCAAGTAAAACGAACAGAGATGGCATTAGGTGCACTTAATTCTAAAATTCAAGAACAAAGTAGCGAATTCAAGCAAGTGTCTAAGGACGCTGACAAAGCCCTCTCTAGCATTCAAGATGATTTGAAGGTATTGAATAGCGAATATGGAAAAACGGCTGCTAGCATGATTAAAATGGGCCCAGAATCGGAGCATTTATATCAACAGTCTCAGCATTTAGAAAAAGTTTTAGGTCTTGAAAAACAGGCTGTGGAAGAACTACGTAAAAAGTATGAAGCAGCTAAGAGAGAAAAGGGCGAAGATGCAAAAGCTACTAAAGACAGTCTGGTTGAATTAAATCAGGCTATTTCTCGTATGAATAAGACCGGTAATGCACTAAATGATCTTAATCATA